GAAAATCTCATTCGAGGTTTTTACAATACTTGTGGCTATGACAAATACCAGACAGTATTGGCTTGACTCTATCTCTGACAAGTTCATCGCGCCAGATGTCTTGAAGAAAGCAGACAAGTACTATCCCTTCTTGAACTTAGATCAACAAAAAATCAAAAAAGTTGTAAAAGACCGGTTTTTCTAGTCAAGCAGATATAAATATATCTGAATCATTCAGTGGTTCTATATATGACTCAATACAAATACATACATCGCAATATAAAAGGATAACAAGACATGGGTTTTTCAGACCTCAAAAAGAATCGTTCTAAGTCTCTCGAGAAACTATCTTCGCAACTTGACAAGATGGCTTCGAAAACTTACGCAGATCCCCTCGCAGAAAAATACTGGACTCCTACAAAAGACGCAGCAGGCAATGGCTTTGCTGTAATTCGGTTTCTGCCAGCTCCCAATAATGAAGATATGCCATTCGTTCGCGTTTGGGATCACGGATTTCAGGGCCCTGGTGGTTGGTACATCGAAAAGTCTCTGACGACTTTGGACCTTGATGATCCCGCTTCAAAGTATAATTCACAGCTTTGGAATACTGGTATTGATTCAAATAAAGAAATTGTCAGAAAGCAAAAGCGCAGACTGAAGTATCATTCGAATATTCTTGTCATTAAAGACTCTGCAAAGCCTGAGAATGAAGGAAAAGTATTCCTTTATGCATACGGTAAAAAGATCTTTGACAAGTTAAACGATCTCATGAATCCGCAATTTGAAGACGAAACCCCAGTAAATCCATTTGACTTCTGGTTAGGCGCAGACTTCAAACTTAAGATTCGGGTTGTCGAAGGATACCCAAACTATGATAAATCAGAGTTTGATGATCCAAGTGCACTTATGGAAGGTGACGACGACAAGCTAGAAAAAATCTTTAACGAGATTCACTCACTTCAAGAACTCATTGATCCGAAGAACTTCAAAACTTATGCTGACCTCGAAGCTAGGTTGCACAAGGCGCTTGGCATTACGGCAGACGCGAATCTCTCCCGTGGTTCAAACGATAAGGCAGAAGATCTTGTCGAAGAAGAACTGGATATGAGTAAACTAGGTGCTAAGACTTCAGACGCAAAAGTGCAGAAAAGTGCAGATGCAGAAGACTCTAAGAGTGCTTCAGTTGATGAAGACGACGATGACGAAATGGCCTTCTTCCACAAGTTGGCGAAATAATAGATCATCTTTGGCGACACGGACATGTTTCTGTGTCGCCAACAAAAACCCCAGGTAAAAAATGAAAAAAGAGCAAGATACCGCAGTTGAGTTTGATTTCGGATTCTCATTTGTTGACGAATCTGAAGATACAGATCCAAAGCATCTTCATGATACTCGAGTGCAACTAATGCTCGAGACGATTACCTTGTTCTTAGATAATCTCGCTAAGAATCCGGAGAAAACTACAATTCACTGGCCAGATAGAGCAGATAAAATTAACCAGTTTAAACTAAGATTAGAACAGATAGCAAAAGGAAACGATGAATGAGTACACTCCTAGAGAAAATGTTGAGCAGCGGATCGGCTAAGAACACAGCAGTTTTATCTGCATCATCGTTTTTTAACGTTAAAGATACAATACCTACTGATCTTCCTATTCTGAACGTAGCATTTAGCGGGTCTGTTGATGGTGGGCTCCTACCAGGACTAACTGTCATAGCAGGGGTTTCCAAGACTTTCAAGAGTATGCTGTCACTATACTCTATGAAGGCTTATCTGGATAAGTATCCAGACGCTATCGCGCTATTTTACGATTCCGAATTTGGTATTACTCCAGAATACATCGCAGGATTTCAGATTGACATTGATCGTGTAGTGCACATTCCTATTACTGACGTCGAAGAACTCAAATTTGATATAGTTCAGAAGCTCAAAGAAATTGGCAAAAAAGACAAAGTCTTCATTCTTATTGACTCACTAGGAAACTTGGCTTCCAAGAAGGAAATGGACGATGCCGAAGAAGAGAAATCTGTTGGAGATATGTCTCGTGCTAAGGCAATTAAATCTCTATTTCGGATTATTACCCCATCGCTCACTACGAAGAACATTCCTTGCATTGTAGTAAACCACGTCTATATGACTATGGAAAAATATGCACGTGCTATCGTGAGTGGAGGACAGGGCGTAATCTACAGCGCAAATACTATATTTGTTATCACGAAAGCACAAGAAAAAGAAGGCACTGAAGTTGTAGGTTGGAATTTTACCATCAACATCGAAAAGTCCAGATACGTGAAAGAAAAATCCAAACTAACTTTCAAAGTTCTTTACGACGGATTTATTCAGAAGTATTCGTCACTATTTGATCTTGCACTCGAGGCAGGATTTCTTGTAAAGCCAAAAGTAGGATGGTACAATAAAGTCAACCAAGAAACTGGTGAATTGTCCGAGCAGTCTTACAGAAAGGGTGATCTAGAAAATAATGCTGAATATTTCGATGAACTTATGAAAAACGAAACTTTTAAAGAGTTCGTAGAGAATAAGTTCAAATTAGGAAGCCTCAATACTGAAAATCCGGTTGACTCAGAAGAGTAATTGTTTTAAGATGAGTCGTCCGTTTCTTTAATACTGAGGTGTGAATGTTAGAACAAACAATACTTTCCAATCTACTCTACAATGACGAATTTTGTAGAAAGGTTCTACCATACATAAAAGATGAGTACTTCGACGACGTTTCTTCCAAGAAGATTTTTGCTACCTTCTATGATTATGTTGAACAGTATAAAGAGCCTCCTTCGATCGAAGCACTTAAAATCTCACTAGATAACAGACGCGACCTAAACGAAGATCTTTTCAAGGTCGCGTCTGACATGATCGACAGTTTCAAGATAGATAAAGATACCAACCAAGAATGGTTACTTGACGAAACTGAAAAATTCTGTCAGGATAAAGACCTCTATAACTCTATTCGCCGCGCAATTCTTATTCTTGACGGAAACGAAAAAGAATTAGACAAAGGCGCCATCCCAAAACTTCTATCTGATTCGTTAGGTGTGAGTTTTGATACGCACATCGGACATGATTACTTAGAGGACTTTGAGTCTCGGTATGATTTTTACCATAGAAAGGAAGAAAGACTTCCTTTCGACATACAAATTCTAAACATAATTACAAAGGGTGGTCTTCCTAAGAAATCGCTGACTGTTCTAATGTCTTCGACTGGTGTGGGTAAAAGCCTTGTGATGTGTCACATGGGTGCTGCTGCACTTATGTTCGGTAAGAACGTACTATATATTACTGCGGAAATGGCAGAAGAACGTATCGCTGAGCGAATTGACGCAAATCTTCTTGATATTACTATAGATGACCTTCACGAGATGCCGAAAGATGTATTTACAAAAAGAATAGGTAAAATCAAAGATAAAACACCGGGCCATCTAGTAATTAAAGAATATCCTACCGGCACAGCCAATGCCGGACACTTTCGGCACCTACTGAAAGAGCTGCGCTTGAAGAAAAACTTCGTTCCTGGCATTATCTTCATTGACTATCTAAATATCTGTTCGTCATCAAGAATCAAAGGTGCCGCTTCTGCAAATACTTACATTCTGATCAAGTCAATCGCAGAAGAAATCCGTGGACTTGCAATGGAGTTTAATGTTCCTATCGTCTCGGCAACTCAATCTAACAGAGACGGATACGGTAACACAGACGTAGATCTCACAAATACCAGCGAGTGTATCTATTTCGAAGAAAAGGTGGAAAAAAGATCAGGAGAACATGTATCAATAAAGACACTTATTCCTGGCGACCAAATCATAGCAAACGATGACTATAAGACTGTAATGTTTGCTCACCATGAAAAGATAAAACCCTGCTTCAAGATAACGACAAAGAAGGGACATTCGATAATCTGCAGTGAGGAACATAAATTTCCGACCAGTAAAGGCAGAATATCAATTAAAACTGGGCTTGGTGTTGGAGCAAAGCTTTCAACAAAATCCTAGGTGCGAGAAAGTATTGTATAAAAATAGAGGAAATTGTAGAATATGTTAAAACCAGACTTCATTGACGAAGAAGACTTCGTGCATCTCTGCGAGTCTGCATATACAAAGGCTGAGCAGATAAAAATCAATAGGCTTAAGCCAGCCTGTGATATGGATATTTTTGATCTCACCGATCTAATGATTGCGATGGAAATAGAGAAAATTGAAAAGAATCTAATGTCTGATAGCAAAATAGATTATGATGACGAAATAGTATCCGTAGAACCTGTGGGTGATCTTCCGACCGTAGACATTACTGTGACTGGCGATAATCTTTTTTACT